CTGTGTGACCCAACAGAGGCATTCCAGCCTCTGGAGTCCGGGATTAACCCGGAAACGGTTAGTTAGCCGTATAGATGATGTTTGTCCTAGCAGATATAGAAACGAAGCATCCGGAATTTCTTCCGAAAGTACTGGCAGGCTAACCGCCTGTAGTACGATGCTACGAATCTTGTCCGCTAGGTCCCAATATCCGCGTAGCCAAAAGGTCCGCTGTAAGGCGGCCCAGGAGGCTAGCGCAGATGGTTCTCTTCTTAAGCACGACGGCATGATGGTCTTAATCCGCGATGGAGTGACGTCGACGCCATTATAAGCGTCGAGGCCACAACTTTCGCGGAAGCGACCGTCTACACAACACTTCGACTTGTTGAACAAAAGTCCAACAGTTTCGAAGTATTGCACGATTGCCTCCGAGTCTTTGGAGGCACAGATCATGTCGTCGCCGTACACCCAGACACTGCGGCTCACTTTTGAGGTGAGAAAACGGTCAACCTTTCGGTTGGCCATTCGGCAGGTCTGGATAACAAGCACCGAAACGGCGAGCAGGAAGAATACAAGACTCTCCACTGGGAAGCATAATGCTGAACCCATTGGAGCGAACTTGCGTAACTTCCATACTCGTCCATCGGTTAGCTCGGTCTCTACCGATCGAGTCGATAGAAGATATGACAGGAAGCGAGGATCACGCGCGAACACCCTTTTCACAAGGGCGAGCGATACGCGATCTGACGCATCCTTCATATCTAACGTCGCCCAGCCGGCGCCTAAGGACCCAAGTAGGGCATAACGGCGGTTGATAGACTGATCACGGAAGTTCACATGACCTCTTGTAAGAGGGTGTGACTCTATGATATCTACCAACTGTGCCGAAATACCTTGCTGAAGGTACTGAAGCGTAGACGGCTCGCAACTAATTAACCGAGGCCCCCGAGAGTCCTTCGGAACGAGCACAACTCGTGCTCGTTTCGGAGACTCTACCAGGGTAGATGGGTCGCGAAACGCGACCGCCGACAGTGAGGGGACCATCCATTCATAGAATGGAAAGTCAACCTCAACATCAGGATAATATGAGCAAAAACTCATCTTTTCCCAATGTTCGAGTCGGTCAGAGACAGCCCCAGGGCCATGTCGCGGAGACATCTTTTGGATGTCCCAACGTGTGGTAATCCTTGCAGCTAAAAGTGCCGCAAGGTCTAGGACTTCATCTTGAGGTAATTCCTCAGGAAGACCTGCATCTGTTTCAGTGAACGAGTCGATGACTTTCGTCATCAACTTGTCGCTATAGGGCAGTTCTAACTTGTACAGGAAGTACAAGATCTGCCTTAGGTGCCTCAGTGCTAGTTCCGACGTTACCGTCGGATACACCAGTAACCAGAGCGACCCTAAGAAATTAGGGACTCTGTCTTTACGGAGTGTGAACCCCGTGAAGTCTGGTGTTGGTCCGCCCGCGAGAAAAGCGTCAAAGCTCTTCCCGAGACGCGGTAGGCGCTTAGTTAGAAAACTAAGCCCCTCCTTGTCTACGCGACGACGCATTTCTGCGGCATCACGAGAGAAGTCCAAACCTAATGCACTGGCTACATCGTTAAGCAGGAGATGAGTTAGAAGGACGTAAAGCCCTTCTTGCTTTTCATGGGCCCCATTGTAGGGTAACCCATCAAAGCTACTCGATCTCAGCATAACTATGCCCTCTGTGAACTCAACAGGACCTACGGAGCAAGCACGCTATTTGCGGGCTTACTGAGTAATTCCTGGCTATCCCCTTGCGGAGATAGCAAATGAGTTTGTACTCGTAGAGATGGTACCGGTTTGTCCTTGTATTCCAATGTTCCTGCACACGCACTCAGCAAGAGTGCGATTAGCAAGATCAGAGGTTTCCAAGGGTTCAATCCGGGCAAGATCGTAAGCATTACGCTTACGGCTCG